AGAATTTTGACGATAGATCCGTTCCAAAGAAAAGAAATCCAGGGAGATCCCCTGATATGGTTATAGAACAGAGAAGGCAAAGGCTTTATAAAAGACAGTTGGAAGGTTTGCCAGCAAGACATCTGGTTTTGGAACATTCTTCCAGAGAAGGGGTTTGTGTGAAAACTGCCTGGAACGATTGGAAAGAGGTAACAAAGTGGAATGAAGAGGATTGGCAAAAGGATAGAGATAATATGATCGCTAGGCTTCAAGCTATGAGGGTTAGACTTTTTGATAAGGCTTGCAAAAAAGGTCAGTTTCAAACTGCTGCCCAGATATTAGATTCACTAGGTAAAGTAGTAGGGGAGAGTGTAGAGACTGTGAACATAAATGCCCCAGAACTCTCTATACGAATAGAAGATCAAAAAGATAGTTGACACTATTGTAATAGTGTACTATAATAAATAATGTAGAGGGAAATAATTTTTAGATTTATCAGTAGGTTCAGGGCTCTGTCACATATTTGACACACTTTTGCAACACTCCCCCCAGGTTATCGCATCGGGCAGAGAGTCGGGAAAGCCTGGGAGATCGGTAAGAAAAACGCAATACACATAATTTTTTTTTATCCAAAATTTTTTCTTACATCACATTGTCTTTTTTTCCTGGGAACTGTTGGGAACTTGGCAAGCGTACCAAGAAAATAGAAAGATAAACTATTTACAAGACAACAAGAAAGAAAAGAAAAAATCCAAACAATAATAATTAATTTCTAATAATAATTTTTTGCATAAAAAAAAACTCTATCTTATTTTAGATAGAGTTAATTTAATTTTTTAATTTTGTTTAGATTACATTACCAAAATTATTTATAATAAAAAAATAATCTTTTTTTGTAATCTCAATGATATTAAGATTATCACATTCTAGAAATTCAATTCCTAGTGATGCTACATCTTCAGAATATTCTGAACTGATAAATACATTCACAATTAATAACCTAGATATTCAACAAGATTAATAATTAATAAATTATCGTCTTTAGTTTCTTCTATGTAATCATCAACATCAAAACCATGTTCGTCTAATAGTTGTTGTGCATCTGGATAACATAAACAACCATCATAAGAATAATTTAATAAACCTTTTAAATAATAAGAACCTAAATTATTCAAATAATTTTCTGTTTCTTCCTGCAAATTAAAAAAGAAATCATCAAAATTATTTAATTTATGTTTAATGTTAGGAATAAGAAAAGAAAAAAACTTTAACATTTATCTGTTCTCCTGGTATTCAGAAAGAATAGAATTAATATGTGCTGCTCTCTGTTCTAATCTCTTTCCTAGTGTTGATGTAATTGTGAAGCCTTGCCAAATTAATAACAGACTTGCAAACAAAAATAAGTAAGTACGCATAACTTAAAGATAACAAGTTGGTAATTTTAGTTGTCTTGTTATATTCTATTATAAACATATTTTCTAATGTTACACAATAGTAAAATAATATTCTTAATATTTACTTATTCTCTTTTCTGAATTCATCATAAGAAATTAAAAATTCATCTTGTTTACCTAACCAGGATATCATTTTACCACTATGATCTGGATTATCTTTAATTAATTTCATAATACTATAGTTAGTATGTTTATAATCTTTGCTATCATCAAATAATTTTACAAAATCATCTAATTCTTTTTTAAGATTATTAATTTGATCTATTCTATATTGTATATCATAAGAATTAGATTTTATTTTTTTCCATTTTTCTAATTCCTGGATATTATCTGCATATCTTCTTACATTTAAATTATGTATAACTTGATAATCTATTTTCTCAGATTTCAATATCTTTTCTGACTTTCTATCTTTTGCACTTTCTGAAATAATAACATCACATACGAATTTATCTATATCAAAATAATTATCCTGGTGATGACAATAAAAATAAATTCTATTTTTTTCTGTTTTATCTTCTGGCTTTTGATGATAAGCAGTTAAACCATATTTACCATAAGGTAAAACTTTTCTAATATCAAGATTTATTTTTTCTAAAATATTTTTATTTAAAATCTTTCCTTTATTTTTTTCTAATGTATTAATAGTACTCTTTCTTAGTTTTATTATTGTTTCATAATATGCTATATAATAACTAGCAATCATTGAAACATCAATTTTTTTAAGATACTCTTGTTTTTTCTGTTCCTGGATAAAATCCGCATAGGGTGAAGAAATTTGGTTAGTCATAATTTTTTTCTGTGGGAATTGAAAAAATTTTTTCCCTTGACTAAAATATTACATTAGATATTGTTTATTGTCAACATAATCTTATCTATTATCTTATAAATTCTAAAATTATACTTTATGTTACTTTTATCTAACCTGATAAGTTTTAATAAAGAAGTTAGAATAAATAATAGTTCGTTTGTACTAAATGATATAGTGATTCTATTGCTATCACTAAATTTATTGAGGATTTTGGTCATTTTTTGTAAAAAATTTAAGATAATCTCAACTTAACGTAAGTTCTATTAAAGGGCAAATTAAAGGCAAAAATATGAAAGTGAGAATTTTTTTCTTGCAAAAATGAAAATACTAAAGTAATATAGTAATGCCAACAGTAATTCATCTAACCAAAAATGAAAAACAATGAGAATTTTCAATTTTCAACTTATGTTGAGAATGATGAAATGAAAAAAGTAATTCCGAACCAAACATACAATATGCCTGAACTAGGTGTTGTATTAAAGGGTTATCAAATTGATAACGCTATGGAGAAAGCCTGGGCAGAGATTCATTCCAGGGTGATTCCCTTTAAAGACGATTTACAAAAAGAAATGGAAGTTATCACTACAAAAAACATTATCGAGGGTAATTATTAATGACTAACGTAAATATCATTATGAATATAGATAATGATGCTTTCATGCACGATAATCTAGGTTCAGAAATTGCAAGAATTTTAAATAATTATGCAAATGCCATTGAAAATATAGGACTTAAACCTGTAGTCGATCCAAATACTACTTGGAAACTTGAAACAAAGTTGAGAGACATTAATGGTAACACTATAGGAAAAGTTACATTAACTACTGGTAGCTATGAATAGAAGTGAAGCAATTAATCTAGCCTTAACTTTATTTCGTCAAGATCTGGATAGAAATGATGTAGTTACTACATTAATGAAATCTAACATTCCAGAATCTACTGCTTATAGATATACCAAAAAAGCCTATGAGCAGTATGAATGGGAAGAAGATAAACAAGACGATCCAAAAAAGTGTTTTGAACTTAAAGCCCTGGATACTATTTATAAGGCTATGAAATGGGCTGAAACGAACCAAGATACAGAATTGGCTGTTAAATATGCCAATTTATATATCACTAATAAAAAGAGGTTAAAAAAATGACTGACTCATTTATGCAAAATCATCAATCAGCACTTGATAGTTTTATGGAAGATAAAGCTATCCAGGATTTAGAAGATGCGGGTATATATCCCGTACCAGATAATGATGCCATTTTAGAAAATCTTTATGAAGAAGTTAAAGATGAATTTCCAGATGCACCAGATACAGTTATTGAATATATAGTTCAAAAAAGATTTGACCAACTACCCGAACCAGGAGATTATGATGACTAACTATCCTTTTGAAGAAATTGAACAAAAAGAGTTCAACTTAAAATTTTCATTTGAAATGCTAATTAATACCATTATGTTTACTCAAAAAGTAAAATCACTTTATCCTGAGGAAAACAATCCAGTAAGTATTAACTGCACTAATTTAGAAGATGAAATAGTAGATCAATTAAATGAAAAAGATCTTGATGCTCTAAATAGTTATTTTAGAAGAATAAATTTAGACAAACAACTAGACGACAGCTAATTCTTTTAACTGTTCCTGGAATGTCATACATCGTTCCATAAAACATATCTCACTAGACCTCAACGCTAAACTATCTAATAGTTTAAGTTGGGGTTTTCCACTTCTTCTAGCAATACATACTAAAGCCTGGGTACATTCAATTCCAGTAAGTTTTCTTAGTGCATAGTTATACGCTCCAAGTTGATGACAATAATTTAATAACATTTCATCAGATCTGACCTCTTTAGACGTTTTCCAGTCACAAATGGTTAACTTTCCATCAATATCTATTAAAGCGTCAGCCGTACCAGCAAATCCATAATCCTTGTCAT